AAACTGTTCAATCCCCTATTCATGAGGATTTTTCTTATGCTTCTTTTAGTGAAGGTGAGAAGATGAGAATTGATTTGGCATTACTTTTTACTTGGAGAGAAGTTGCAAGAGTAAAAAATTCTGCTAATACTAATCTTCTTATAATGGATGAAGTGTTTGATAGTTCTCTTGATGGATTCGGTACAGAAGAGTTTTTAAAAATTATTCGTTATATTGTTAAAGGTGCGAATATATTTGTTATTTCACATAAAACTGATTTACTTGATAAATTTGATAATGTGATAAAGTTTGATAAGGCAAAAGGTTTTAGTGGAATATTATGAGAATTTTAGTTACTGGTCATAGGGGATTTATTGGTAGTCATGTTTTTAATGATCTTAGACATGAACAAGGTTATGGTTATTTGGTAGATGGATTAGATAGACCTGATGATATTGGTGATTGGGTTGGTCCTTCTGGTATGTTTGCTAAACATTATGATGTAATCATTCACCTTGCAGCCTATGCTGCACTAAGAGATAGTGTTGATAATCCTGAGAAGTTCTGGGAGAATAATGTAGAGAAGTCGAAACCTATATTTGATTACTGTAGAGAGAATAATGTTAGGTTGCTTTATGCTAGTTCAGCAGGAGCACATGAATGGTGGCAGAATCCATATGCAATAACTAAGAAAGCAAATGAACTAATGGCACCACCTAATAGTGTTGGTATGAGATTCTTTAATGTTTGGTCTGAGGAAGGTAGTAGAGAAGATATGTTATATCGGATGTTAAAAGATAAAACAGCAACATATCTCACAAGACATAAGAGGGATTGGATTCATGTTAATGATGTTTGTCGTGCAATTGCTTATATAATGACCAGTGAGCACATAGGTCCTATTGATATTGGTACAGGAGAATCCACATCAGTATTAGCTCTTGCAAGAGCAATGCGTATGGATTATCTTCCTATTAAAGAGGATACTCCAGGTGAACCAGACAGTTTGTGTGCTGACACATCTGCCTTGACATCGTTGGGATGGTTCCCTACAATAAATATTCTGGAATCCGTATCGAACGATGCAACTCCCGAATTGGCAACATCACTCTAGAAAAGAGAAAAAACGAAAACTTAAACCACAAGCGTTGAGGCAAGCGAAAGCACGACTTGCCCACTTTAAAAAGTGTCACATGAACCTCGCAAAACGCGGGGTTTTGTCGTATTATGGGTATATCACATAAGAAAACATATGGCAGTTAAGCACGAAATTAAATCACAACTTGCTAAACTTCTTGCCACAGAAGATATTATAGTTGAGCATAAGAATGTAGATACTGCTCAATTTAATGTTCATAGTCGTGTTCTAATTCTTCCACAATGGAAGAAAGCAAGTAATAATGTATATGATATGCTTGTGGGGCATGAAGTCGGACATGCGTTATTTACTCCTGATGAAGATTGGTGGTTAGAGATGAAGATCCCTCAGTCATTTGTTAATATTGTAGAAGATGTAAGAATTGAGAAATTGATGAAGAGAAAATATCCAGGTCTTGCAAAATCATTTTATAATGGATATAATGAACTTAATGATCGTGATTTTTTTGAATTAAATGGTGAAGATCTTACTACTTTTAATCTTGCTGATAGGATTAATCTATATTTCAAAGTGGGTTCGTTCGTTTCTTTGGATTTTTCAATTACTGAAAAACAGATTATCAGTATGATTCAAAAGTGTGAAACTTTTACTGATGTAAAAAAAGCAGCACTTGTTTTATATGAATATTGTAAAGAAGAAGTAGAAGAAAATAAATCTAAAATTATTGAACCTGAACCTGATTCTGATGGTAATTTTGAAGAAGATTTTTTTGATGATGGAAATGGAAATTATGATGATGAGTTTGAATCTGATTTAACTGAACAAAAACAGGGTAAATTTGGAGGAAATAGTCAAGAAGGGGAAGGTGGTGAAGATGCTGATTTGGAAATAAGAACTGTTAATTCTCTTGAAGATGCTATTAAGGATTTGAATGATAATAGAAATAATCTTGAAAATGTTTATGTTGAATTGCCTACAGTAAATTTGGAAAATGTTATTATTTCTAATAAATTACTTCATGATGGTATTGATGAAGATTTTATAGGGCAACAAAAAGATTGGAATGAATCTGAATATACTGGATATTTTAGATCTAATTTATTTGATGAAATTGATGAAGAATTTGTAAAGTTTAAAAGATCTGCACAAAAGGAGGTTGGTTATCTTGTTAAGGAATTTGAGTGTAGGAAAGCAGCTGACAATTATGCTCGCTCTGCTACAAATCGCACTGGGGTCCTCGATACAACAAAGCTTCATACGTATCGATTCAATGAAGACATCTTTAAGAGAATTACTACAGTTTCTGATGGGAAAAACCACGGATTAGTTTTTCTTTTAGACTGGTCTGGTTCAATGCAGAATGTGATGCTGGATACAATTAAACAACTTTATAATTTATTGTGGTTTTGTAAGAAAGTTAATATACCTTTTGAGGTATATGCTCTTACTAATAATTATCCTACTGATTATACCAAACAACGTTATGAAAAAAATGAAGGTCTTATTCTGATTGAAGAGTCATTTTCTTTAATGAATTTATTTACTAGTAAAGTAAAGGGTAAAATATTGGAAGATCAGATGAAAAATACTTTTCGTCTTGCTTGTGCATTTACTCATGATGTTTATTGTCCATTTAATGTTCCTATTGGGATGAATCTTTCTGGAACTCCATTGAATGAAGCTTTAGTCTGTTTACATCAGATTCTTCCGCAGTTTAAAAAAGAAAATAATATTCAGAAAGTTCAGTGTATAGTTCTTACTGATGGAGAAGCTGCTCCTATAAGGTACAGTAGAGAGATACAACGTCATTGGGAAAATGAACCTTTTATGGGAAGTAATTATGTTCATGATCGTTGTATAATAAGGAATCGTAAAACTGGATATACTTATTCTTGTGAGGGTATGGGATATTGGGCAGATGTAACGGATTTATTAATTAAGGATTTACGTCAGAGTTTTTCTGATATTAATTTTATTGGGATTAGGGTTCTTAATAGTCGTGATGCTGGAGAATTTATTCGACGTTATACTGGGTATGAGGATGAGGGGTATGATAAGATAATGAAAAGATGGAAGAGAGAAAGGTCTTTTGCTATTAAAAATTCTGGATACCATACTTATTTTGGTTTATCTTCTACTGCTTTGGCAAATGATGATGAATTTGATGTGGAAGAAGATGCAACAAAAGCACAAATTAAAAGAGCATTTGTTAAATCTTTAAAAACTAAAAAAATGAATAAAAAAGTGTTGGGGGAGTTTATTGAATTGGTTGCTTAACCACTTTAAAAACTGTCCACTATAGGGACAAAAATATTTCTTTTTTTACTATAATAACGTCATAAATAAAACGCTACATCATGCCTCATAAAATTGCTTTGACAGATAAACAGTTACTTAATGAATTACAATCTTTATATGGAGTTGAAATTACAGCTGCTGATGTAAGAGGATTCTGTGCTTCTAGAAGTATTAATTATCAGACTGTAACTCGTCGCCTTGAGCAATTCAAAACTGCAAGAGGTAAATGGAATCTTGAGATAACAAAAGAAACAGTAGAAACTATTGAACGATCTTTTAGTGCTCCTTCTGTTACCCCACAAAACCTTATCCCAGAGAAAAATGATACCTTCGTCAAGTTTGGTCCTTTTAGCGATATTAAGGCCATTCTCAAAGCCCGTTTGTTCTATCCTACATTCATTACTGGCCTTTCAGGCAACGGTAAAACGTTTGGTGTCGAACAAGCCTGTGCACAACTCAGAAGAGAACTTATTAGAGTAAATATTACGATAGAAACAGATGAAGATGATCTTATCGGGGGTTTCCGCCTTGTTGATGGTGCCACAGTTTGGCACAATGGACCAGTCATTGAAGCTATGGAACGAGGGTGTGTATTGTTACTTGACGAAATCGACCTTGCCTCAAACAAAATCCTCTGCCTCCAACCGATCCTTGAAGGTAATGGAATTTTCCTTAAAAAAATCGGAAGATTTGTCAGACCAGCAAAAGGATTCAACATTATCGCTACAGCAAATACTAAAGGTAAAGGTTCAGACGATGGAAGATTCATTGGAACTAATGTGCTCAATGAAGCCTTCCTTGAACGCTTCCCAGTAACTTTTGAGCAGGATTATCCAGCACCTACATCAGAGCAGAAGATTCTTTTAAATGTTGCTGATTTGGTTGGTGTGAATGATAAAGATTTCTGTAAGAGATTAGTAGACTGGGCAGATATCATCCGTAAGACTTTTTATGATGGTGGAGTAGATGAGATTATTAGTACTCGTCGTTTAGTTCATATTCTTCGTGCTTATGCAATTTTTGGTAAGAAGGAAAAGGCAATTGCAGTATGTGTTAATCGTTTCGATGATGAAACAAAACAATCTTTTTTAGAATTGTATGATAAAGTAGATGTGGACTTTAGATTCGATGCTGCAGAAGATCAAGCTTATGGGGAGGATTGATTATGGATTATGATAATATTTGGCGTGATGCTTTTATTAGAGCAACTCCAGTAGTTTTTAACATGGTTTGTGTTCTTTTTATTGCACTTGCTCCTCTTTATTTAATTCTCAAAACACAACAGCAGATGACTCAAATTTTGGATACATCTATCACAAAAGTTGATGATTATTTTGCAGTTGACGAGGACATTTAATTCTGATATAATGTAATGGATGAATTATGGTGAATGCATGGAGTTTGGCGTATGAAGTACTCTATGGAGATCTTGATAAGGAGTATCCTATTATGAATACGGACCAAAAAGATGACACAGGTAATACCTTCGTTGGTATACTTCAGCGTAGAGAACAACTTAAGAAGATGTTAGAGGAGGATAGAATGGCTGCAGATAAGAATGCAGAATTTAATGTTTCGGGGGAATGGGATAAAGATCACCTTTCAGTATATGGGAATAATGGATTATCTAATGATCCTTATCCATCTGCAATGAGTGAAGAAAGTCCTTGGGTTTATGAATCACCTGATGGTGGTAAAACTGTTACTAGAAGAAAACCTGGTGATGATTATACAAAGAAAGAAGTTATTCAGGGAGATTATTATGAAGGAGATAAGAAAAAACCAGCACCAAATTTGAAAGGTCCCTCACATCAAAAATATCAAGAAGATAAAGGTCTTGAAGATCTTAAATCTTATGTCTCTTCCACTTATAAGGGACATTATACAAATGAGAATTCAGATGTACAGACATTGGATCTTATTCATTCAGTAGGTGATGCTGAATCTTTCTGTCGTTCTAATGCACTTAAGTATTTGAGCCGCTATGATAAGAAGGGATCAGCAAAGAATGATATACTAAAGGCAATGCACTATTGCTTATTGCTTTATTACTTTAGCGGCAACACTCAAGAACCTGATTACACTAACACTCGTTATGAAACTTTCTGAAAACACTTTAACAATTTTAAAAAACTTTGCTGGAATTAATAATTCAATTCTCGTAAAGCAAGGAACACAACTTCGTACTATTTCTGTTGCTAAGAATATTCTTGCAGAAGCAAATATTACAGAAGAGTTTGGTCGTGATTTTGCTATCTATGATTTGAATCAGTTTTTAAATGGATTGGGTCTTCATCATGATCCAGATCTTGATTTTAAAGAACAGTCTTATCTTAGTATCCGTGAAGGCAAGCGTAGAGTTAAGTATTTCTTTGCAGATCCTAATGTAATTATTTCTCCACCAGAAAAAGTGATTTCACTTCCTTCTGAGGATGTTCATTTTCAATTAGATAGTGCTTCATTGGAGAAACTTCTTAAGGCAGCAACAGTATATCAACTTCCTGATTTTTGTGTTGTTGGAGCAGAAGGGTCAGTTAAATTGGTTGTTCGTGATAAGAAGAATGATACTTCAAATGAATATGCCATCACTGTTGGTGAAACGGATAAGGAGTTTACCTTTAACTTTAAAGTTGAGAATATTAAGATTATTCCTGGTGCTTATGATGTTGTGGTTTCTTCTAAGCTTTTATCGCAATTTTCAAATACTCAATATGATCTAAAATATTACATAGCATTGGAACCAGATTCTACATTTGGATAATGAAAATCACACAAAAGATTATTGATGATCTAGAGAAAGCTCTGGATATGAGAAAGAAGAATGGTGATCCAGTGTGGGATGATGGTGATGAAATTGAAGTATGTGTTGCAGGAACTTTTGCAGCAGATAAGTTTATTAGTTTATTAAATCGTACAAAGAATCCTGTTGTTTCTTCTCAACCACAGGAAGGATATGATTCAACAAAAACATATTACGCTAGATCTTTAGAGGATTAAAAGTGATACGGTTTTGGAGGACATGGAAGTATGCTTTGGGGTCATTCAACGACGAAAAGACTAAACGGTACGATAATTCTGTTGCTATTTTTCGTACTGTTATATTCTTTACTTATTTGGCAACTAATTGTTTTATTATTGCGGGTGTAA